CCACTCAATAATTAACTCTAGTCTTTCATGTGTTTTCTTGATATCATCAAAACGTCCACACCATGCTGCTACAATTCTATCCTGTTCTATATGCGTTTTCTGCTCTCCACCCTCTTCTCTAGATACTTCCACAGGAGCTTTATAAACAAAAATGGAACAAAGAGAATCAGAGGTAGTAGTCTTACCTTCAGAAACCGGGTCAATACTTGCATAATACATTCCAAATGTAGGATCTTTTTTAGGTCTTTCCCACACGACCAAGCATCCTGTCTTATCTTCTGTCTTTTTAGAGATAGGAAACTCATTAATAGGTAGTTTATTAGAGTCTTTAACAGCTAAATTACTATGCTCATCTCTATATAACTCTAATAACTCATAAGCATATTCTTTATCTTCAATTCTTCGTAATTGTGCAGCAAGTAAATGTACAGAAAATACAGACTCTCTTCTGAATGCAAAAGCCTCTTCAATATTTGTAGGCTTCTGGGAGATACGTAACTGGTACTTATCAGGCTCAATCTCTTTCTTCCACTTAATCCTCTCTTCTTTAATGGCTTCTAAAGCAGTCTCTACTAATGAGTTACCATACTTATCTACATACGGCATCATTGACCACTGTTCAGGAATAAACAATCCGGCTGTACCAATAGTCCCTTTACTATCTAATAGATTAGTTTCTACAGCAAAGATATCATTAGCTTCCGGGTTCATGATTAAATTCTTTAATGGTTCACACTGATCAAGGTCACCGACAGATCCTGCTGCAATAAACACCCCGGTAGTTACCATACCAGATTGTAATGCAGGACGTAAGTATTCATATGTCTCCCCCATCTTAGGAGCAATACCTGCTTCCTCATGGAAGAAGTACTGACAAGGACCACCCACACCCGCTGTTGCAGATTTCTCAAATGACATACCTTGTATAGTACCTTTTAATCCTACCTCAGTTTTCTTATTCCCTTTTCTTACCTCAATCTTTTGCTGCCATAGCATTACTTTATCCGGATTCATTGGTCTGTACCAGGCTGTATGCTCATTCAAGAACGATGCATACTCATCTAAGAACTTCCATGTACCCTTATCATTTATATAATCTTTAAGCGAAGCCCCTATCTTAAGAGTAACACCCTCTTCAAACCATAATGAGTTGATTAGTTTACCAGCATGAAAGTATGAAGATGCAATCTGACGTTTCTTAAGAATAGCTACGTGCTTATAATATAGTTCAGCCAAGATCTCGTACAGAGCCATGTGGTACTGAGCATCCCGGACTTTAGCAAATCCAAACTTCTTCTCCTCTTTATCATAAATAGGTAGGAAGTTTAACCACATGTAATAATCTCTGCTTAAGTACCAAACATTTGTTTGATCCTTATACAGTACACCATTCCTGCATTTCTTTTTCTGGTCATCCCAGTAATATATGTAATCCTTAGATTTAAAAGGCGCTACTGTATAGAAGCCTAACTTATTAAAAGTAGTTGCCTCTTTATTAAACAATAGACTAGTCTCATTAAAATTATACTGCCCTGGTTCCTTAAATAGTGTAAGTAAATAACTCCTCCATTCTTCTTTAGAAGAAAATTCTGTAGTTGTCCAAACACCATTATCCCAAGTAGGAATTTCAATAATACTATTCATCTTCTACAACGTCTACAATGCTTTCAAAGTTTTCAGGTTTACCATTTGTAGTAATAATCATATAAAGTAATGTATCAATTGTCTTAGATGCAATCTTTGACTTACATTCTTTACCATTACCAAAATATGCTTCTTTATCATCACGATGAAAAGCATTCCATTGTTTTGTGTACGTGTTGTAATTAAACAACCAGTCGTACAAGCTGTGTTCTATATCATTGATCATAAGCTAATCCTATATTTCCTCTTACTTGACTTTGCTGTTCTTCAGCTAAATCTTTATACGCTCCCTTAAATGACTGTCTAATCTGCTCAAACTTAGCAGCAGCATTCACTAAAGCTGTAATATTACCATCTCTACCATGCTGTATTTCCGTAGTCTCCATGTAATGGGCTAATCTATCCAGCATAGACTTAATTCCTACATACGTTCTATACGTGGGAGTCTCGTATAACTTCTTACATGTATTCATACCCCGGATAATAAATTCATCCTCAGTAGAAACATCCATATCAATCTCAGACATTATAATCTCTTCCTTCTCATGTTCAGGAACATTGAAGAAAGGATTAAGATCTGGATTAGGACAAGTCATATAAAACAGGTAAGTATATACTTTTAGGTAGTCATCCGGATATTCCGTCATTATATCATTAAGAGAGGAGATTGTATAACAATGTTCCGTAGGAACCACTTTATTATTAACTATATCAAATAGTTTAATTAGCATCTTGTTTATGTTTAATTAGGTTTATCACCTCTGTTTTAAGGTAGGGTAGATCATAAGGAACAATCTTTTTAACTAAGGGTTCCCCTTGATTATCAAGCTTAGTAATAGGGTTACCAAACTTATCTGTACCCTCTGTATAAAACAAAACGTGGTGAATTGTTAGTTTTCCCGGTTTTAGTTTTGGGTTGTGCTTCAATATAATATACATATATGTAGACAACTGTAGTGCATAATGCCAGAAATTACAGTCATCTAAATGACTAACGGGCGTTAGCATCTTCTGACTTACACCCTCCCAATTTACATAGGATTCTTTCTTTATCTCTTTATTCGTCTTATAATCTGTGATGTTTACATAACCTTTTGCCACCTCTACAAGATCAGATTGACCACATATACCAGCAGACTTCAAGTAAACAAAATGCTCAGGATACATACCCTCTACTAGCTTCTGTGCTGGAGCATACTTTATATCATCAGTAACCAATGGCCTAATAATAGGTAGAATACAACCATGTCTTTCAATAGTATTAAGTTGTAACAAATCTGCTTCACGCTGATTGTGATACCAGTTACCCTGATCAATAGCTCTGTTAGATTCATTAGACCAAGCCTGTAAAATATCCTCTACAGTCATACCGTACCACTTAGACTTCTTAGACTTAGCTGACTTCTCTGCTACAGTTTGAGCATCAAATGGCTTCTTATACTTAGATATAAACGAGGTCACTGATGTCCATTCTATACCGTCAGTATCTACTGACTCATATTTATGATTCTGGGATTTAAATATTACACTCATAGTTTAGATAATAAATCATTCTCTTGTTCTTCAGTAAGTAAAGCTGGCCATTTCTTTAATGGACACTCAGAAGATAAACTCCGTGTCTTAAACTTTAAAGAACACCCACACTCAGAACAACATGGTTGTGTACCAGGTGCTAAACAATTAACACCACTAAGATCTACATTAGGACAAGCTAAACAAATAGTGTTACGCTCAAGAGCAATCTGCTCAATAGTATCTGTAGTAAACAAATAATTCTTAATTCCCTCAAGAATAAGTTCTTTGTTATTCCACAGAGTCGTCAGTTTGTTGTTTTTTATTTTTTCTATGATCTTTCTTTTTCTCATACTCTTCTTTCATTTTAATCTCTAAATTTTGCATCTTCTCTAGCTTATCCACTGTACCCTTGTACACGTGATACCTAGAAAAAATTAAATTCTCCCGGTTTTCTAAATACTCAGAATACCTCCGGATATTAGTCTGGAGAATATCCCACTTAATATTAAACGTACCAAGACCATCTATAAGTACATGGGGATCCTCTAAAGAAGAGAGAGACTTCCTAGCTTTATCCCAGTAAAAGTCCGTCACTGCTTTAATAACCTTTTGTTCCATGTCTAACTCTACAGCTGTCTCCTTTAAAATGTCCTTATACTTCTTCGGATTCAAGACTTACAAATTTATAATCTAATAAAACATTACCCTTTGCTTGCACATTAAGAAAAGTTGCTAACCTAATCATCTTCCTACCCTTACCATTCTTAATAACCGCATTACGCACAGACTGAGGGGTTTTAAATATCCCCTCATCTGATGCATAATTACAAAACTCGGTAAGCTCAATCTCCCCGTTAAATGCAAGCATAGTAAGACAATCCAAATCAGCATTACTAACAGTAATCCTCTCTAAATAACAATGTGTAAGAAGCTGATACTTTACAATATCCCCCTTACTCATCTTAACCTTCTTACTAACTTGATTTACAATCATGACCTCTTAAGTGTTCTGGGTTGTTCAGCTTCCTCCTCTTCAGGTTCTTCAGCCAACATATTAGCCACCATCACCTGAAACTGTAAGCGCTTAGCTCTCTGTTCCTCAATGTCAGTGATTAACGTTTCATACTTTAACTGTACAGTTAAAAACTCTACTTGCTCAGTATAGTACTGAACCAACTTGTCTTTGCGCTCTTTCACCTCTTCAGGTGTAAGCTCTTTATTTTCTTCCATAATTATTAAATTTCCCAATATATAAATACTAACTCATTGCAATCACAGGGATCTCTAGAGTCCATGGGTTTACCACACCTAATACAACTAGTGCCTGGTTTACCATCATCCTTAACTTCTTCAT